TCACCAGCAATGGCAGTAATCTTATTCCCAGATACACCACCAAATATAGACCCTGAAACAAGTCCGTTAAAAATGTAAGAACCCGTGTCCACATAACTCTCAGTCTCGTCAATGTCTGCTGCGAGTTTGGTGTATTCATCACCAATCTCTTTTACAATGTCTTTGAGGAAATCCATTATCCAAAAAATAACTCTAGGTTTACAACTTTCTCCACACTCCATCCCATGGCATCTAGGATGACTTTGACAGGTTCCAGAAAGGCTTTGTCAAATTGTAACTCATAATCAATATACTTATCAAGACCGAGTTCATAGGGAAACTCGTTGATAAATGAGATCACATTCTCACGGATTGGATTTGCTTTCTTCAGATAACAGAACTTGATCTTCTCACCGTTACTGATCATCGAATACTTGTTATCAAGACCTCGTTCTTTGATGTAGTGGTTATACAACAGAGAACCTCTCACATGGATAGGACAACCCTTACCATAGATGTTCATGTGGTTCTTATGTTTATTTACATCAGAAACAGAACGGGGGAATGACACATCCTCTGGACCCATACTGTAGAACTTCTTACGAGCTTCATCGATGAACTTGATCATCTCGTCTTCTGTTCCACCCATCATCACCTTGAGTGCATCCTTAATCATGGTTCGACAGGGTGCAGGTGTGGATGACTTGACAGCCTCGATACCCATGATCTTCAGTTTGGGGTCATCGTAACGGACACCCTCACTATCCCACACATTCAGAATGTATCGTTTCTTGGCAGTCCAGATACCACGGTCAGCAATGTTCTCCCGTTTCATCTGCATCTTCTGGTCGTATGCATTCACATAGTCGGCCAGTTCGTTGTAACACTTATCGATGTAAGGTTCCAACTGGTCATGACAGATCTTATCGAGAAGATTGACAACCTTCTCCTTATCATCTTTTTGTTTTGACAGGAACTTGTCTACAACAGGACCAAGATTAAGATAAACAGAATCAGTGTCAACTGCAATAACGTAGTCACTGTCGGACTTGAGTAGTTCATTGAGGTATTTGTTCAGACGGTTTTCGATCCAACGAATAGAAGTCTGACCTGACAGGGTAATAGCTTCTGCGTTGGCAAGTTTGAAGTATCTGAAGTACTGGTTACCAATCGCACCATAGGCTGAGTTAAGACAAATCTTTCTCACCATCTGGAAGTTGTTGAACTTCGCAATATCCTTGACCGTTTGATCACGGAGTTTGAGGAGTTGTGCGTCAGTCAGTTTGGAATAGTCCTTATCTGACTGGACAATCTCTTGTTCTGGTCCGTCACCGGCACCACCAATCAAATAACCCATTACTTCTTACTTACTACCTTGTAACCAGGATACTCTTCCTGGAGTTTATTGACAAATCGAGCGTGTGATGTGGGGGGATTAAGATTTCTTTGAAGGAAAATCAATTTGTGTTCGTGATCATAACGAACTAGACCACCATACTTCTTGTCCCTGTTACTCATTCAGCCTCCTTAGATTGTTGCAGCCACTCATCAATTTGTTCTTGAGAAGGGACGTTGATCCTAAACGGAACTCCCTCCTTCTCGAACTCTTTGTTCATCTTTTCGTATGTCTCTGGTGTGATACGTTGTGTCATGATAGTCCTCGTTTCTTCATCTCTGCTTCGATGTCTACGAGTTTCTGTTTACTCTTCAACATCTGACCCTTAAATGCCTTACGTTCAATGTACATCTTGTCCATCAACTCAGGGAGGAAACCTCTCTCGTCCTTACGGTACATTGCACCATTGGCACACACCGCGTAGTCTTTGTACATCTCAAAGTTTACTGTCTCCTCAAGGATTCGATTAACCGTAGCTGTGGGATGTTTCTCATCCACGAGTGTCTCTGGGGAAATATTGTACTGCATAATAAGATGAGGGTAGAGACTATTAAGGTCAAAGCTAACAACCCAATCATAGACTCCTGGAATCGGTTCCTTGACATAAGCACCTGCGAACTTAGAATCTTTATCAGACCTGTCCATTTGAGGAACAACAATGTTCCTCTTCTTCAAGTAATTATATATGATCGTGTCCCACAATCTGACCTGGAACATGGGATCGACAAAGTTAACCTTAGCGTCAAACGCCATGGTGATCACAAGTTCAATCAGACGGAGTTTGTCCTCCATCCTGTCAACCAGTTCCACGTCAACGATGTTGTAGTCAACAAACTTCTTCCAGTCCTTGGTATAGAAGTCTTTGAATGTGTCGAACTCACTGTGGTCCAACTTCTTCTGACCAAGTTCTGTCTCTGCAATGAAGTCTAGTCGATATGACTCACGGTTCACATAAGTGAACTTCTTGTATAACTCCATGAAGTCAAGTGTGGTGACTCCAACAATATCAAAGATGTTGTGTGGACGACCATTGATGTACAGTTCACTATGGTTGACCAGTCCCCACGGAGACAACTGCCTCAGACTCTTCAGACCCATGATACGGTCAATCCGACCACACATGTACGGGATATCGTACAGTCGGCAGTTCCAACCAGTGACGACCTCAGGGGGATCCTGATTCCACCAGTCAATGAAGGCTCTCAACATATCCACTTCTTCTTCGTAGTGGTGATATGTGACGTTCTTCTGTGTAGGGGTGTATGGTTTACGTCCCCAGGTTGTAATGTGTTTCGTGTTGTAGTCCTGAATCGAGATGGTCAACATCTCTTCAGAACAGGAGTCTGGTGAGGGGAATCCTTCTTCGGACTTCACCTCAATATCAATCGTGACAAGTTTGATCTTTGACATATCCCACTTGATCTCATCCTGAGGATACCTCTCAGAGATGTATTGATACAGGTACCTGTCATTACCATAGATCTGAAATCCATCAACACCGTCATACTTCTTGAAGAAGTCACGGCATTCACGAACTGTACCAGGTTGAATGGGTTCTACGTTCTCACCCTCAAGTGTCTTCCACTTACTCTCTTTGTTTGATTTTACAAACAAGGTGGGTTGAAACTTCTCCTTGTAAGACACACGTTTCCCGTCTTCGTAACCACGAATCAGAAAATCATTACCAATGACCTGCACGTTCGTATAAAACTTCATTCCTTCGTCAGGTCCTCATACTTGTCTACCAGTTTACCATTAGGTACGACGATCGTCAAGATCTTATCAGAGTGAATCATGAAGGTATTCTGATTGGTCAGGTTGACCAACCAAGGAGAGAGTGTCCCATCTTCATGAACCACAAAGGGTTCAGTCAATTTACAATCGGGTTCTCCCAGTTCACCACCTACCTCTTCAATCTGAGTCAGGAGATTCAACTTCTCCATCACCAGAAGCCTTACGTTTTCTTTCATAATCTTGAATACTTTGTGTGTACATATCTAGGAGATCATCAATGGGTTCCATAATACTGACAACCCAATCAGCCACTACAGGAATGTGTTGTTCCTTTGCAAGTGGTGCCCAAGGTGTGAGACGAAGTTTGAAAGGATGTTGTTTCCTATCCTTCACAGCTTCATTACCGTGGAGTTTGACTGACAGAGGATAGTTGAAGAAGTATCCTACGACCTTCTCACCAACAACCATCTCCTCTACATCAGCGATGACATCTTCACCAGACTTGAGTAGTACTACTTTGACTGTCATTTCAGTTCTTCCATCCTCACTTTGTTTGCTGCAATAGTGGCATGAAGTTGTTTCACTGCTGCCACAACCTCAGGAGTTTCTTCCCACTCCCAGGTTTCTTCACGACCTTTACTATCGGTCTTCGTGAATGTACGAGTTGCCATATTGTGATAGTATCTCCTATTAGTATAACGCAAAAAAAGGGGAGGGACAACCTGATTCTGACCAGGTGCCCTCCGCGGCGACGATATTCAGATATTATTTAGTCTCTTCTGCCCCTCCCAAGTAGAAACGCTTACGACGGTTCTCAGGGACTACACGGGTCAGGGTGACGACCAACAGACCGTTCTCGAAGGTCACATTAGACACTTCAGTGTCTTCAGAGATGGACCAGGAACGGGTGAAGGAACGTGTTGCCAGACCACGGTGGACATACTCACGTCCATCTGCGTTGGCCTTCTGACCCACTACAACGAGGTTCCCCTTCTCGGTGTAGACCTGGACCTCTTGGTCCGTGAATCCAGCCAATGCCATCTCAAGTTGAGATTCATCTTCATTGACTTGGACCAGATTGTATGGAGGATACGATTGAGCTTCGACACCAAAGACACGGTCGAAATAATCATCCATTCCAATAGTATTCTTTTGTAGACGATCCATCAATTGATTGATGTTCGCAGAGTTGTAGCGTGCTAGTACAGACATAGTACTCTCCTTTAGACGAGTGTGTAAGTTGTGGACTCTTTCGACGACCACATACTAATTATAACAGCAGGCACTAAAAAGGGGGTTCGGTGACCCCCCACTATTATGACTGGTTTTCCGTCTGTTGTTGTTTACGGGCGTTACCAATGTTGTATTTCTGTTCCAATACCCAGTCACTCTTCTCTTTGTAGGGGAGGACTTTGATCTGGTTAAGAGGTGCAATATCAATAATCGAGTCTTCAACACACACGTTGATCAAACCCCAGTCGGACAAGAGTTTGGTGATACGATTACGTCTCTGGACATCGTTGATAGTCAGGTTTGCATACTTGCCGTCAAGGGCAAACAGTTCCTTGAAGTGTACGATGTAGTACTTACCCTGTTTATGCAGGATGTGACAAGACTGATACAGCTTCTTCTCTTTACGAGAAGCTACACCAATCCTAGTCAATGTTTCGCGAACTTTGAGAAAATCATCAGGTTCATTCAGTCTGACCTCAATCATCTTTTCTTGAGACCATTGAACCTGAGGTTCAGTAGTTTGACTCATTTCTTACTCCCACCAGTTTCAAGTCGTTGTTTAATGTATGTAATTTGATCAGGAGTCAGAATCTTCATAACTTGAGATGCCTTCTCGTTACTATAACCATAGTAACGTTTCACATAATCAAGATCGGATACCTTTTCCTTCCGAATCCAAGGAGAGAATCTCTTCCTTTTTCTCAATATATTTAGATAAAAATTATATTGAAGATCCTTGTCTAGGAAGTGATACTTGTTCATTTCCTGGGCATACATGACTGCATCCATGTGCCCAGAGAAACAACGATTGATGATGTAGGGAGGATACTCTTTAGCAAGATGGGGATCATCATCTAAAAGATTCTCTTTAGTAAAGTTCAGAGAATTCAACCAATCTTTGAGTTCAACAGTCATAAAAGGCTCCAGTATTTCCGTAAGATAATTGTGCTAAACGAAGAGAAGATTCAATACGCATTAAATCTTCATCAGATATATCAGACTGCTGCAATTTCTGATATACAAGATTCATATCATCATACGTCATCCGCACCGAGAATACTTTCTTTCTCACAATTAACGAATAATAATTTCAGTATGATGTCCTTCGTAGTAATGATGATCATAATAGTGACCACCATGATGGCCGGGACGATGTCGGTGACAATGACTGTAACCACGTCCATAGTGGTTGTGACAATGATTGTGGCGACGGGGGTGATCGTGGTGGTGATGATGACGACCACCATGGCCACGAACGTGGACATGAGTTTCACTTTGGAAAGGTTCCCAGAACTCATTCCAAGTGATTGCGTTTGCTGGTGAGGAAATCATCATGACTCCACCCAGAGCTAGTAGAAGTTTTTTCATTTGAAGTTACACTCCACCATGATTTCAGTAAGACAAGCTAACATATTTATTTCTTGGTCTGCGACGAATCCACTCTGATATTGGTATTTCGCAATAATGAGTACAGCGGCAGCGATGCCAGGACCATCAAGATGGGAGTAGATTGCATCGTATACAGAACGAAGAAGTACAGTGGGATCGTTATCGAGATTATCAACAACCCACTTACGGACAGCCGGGAAGTCCTTTTCTTTGAGTCTTTTGAAGAGGTCATTCGTCTTTACATCCGAAAAACTTGCGAGGATCCCTGAGTCAATTTTACCGCCGACCGAATACCTTTGGATTTCGTTGAGTACTCGTCTCCAGTCAGGGAAGTGTTTGTTGATGAGTTCCGCAAGAACTTTTGCGTCATATCCAATAGCTTCTTGATCCAGGATCTGTTGGAGTCTTTTGAAGAACTGACCGGCGAGTTCAACTCTGTCTTTTCCTTTGATGGAGAAGTCGATGACGGCACATCGAGAATGGAGGGGAGATACGATTTTGTTTTTATAGTTACAGGTGAAGATAAATCGGCAGTTGCCAACAAACTCCTCAGTAAACGCCCGTAGGGCGAGTTGTACATCTGGGGTCGTGTTATCAGCTTCGTCAATGATGATGACTTTGTGTTTAGCAGTTGACGAAAGGCTGACGGTCGAAGCGAAATTCTTCGCATTGTTTCTGACCGTATCGAGAAAACGTCCCTCATCGGATCCATTGATGACATAAACATCTACCCCCAGTTCGTTACAAAGTGCTTTAGCTACTGTAGTTTTACCACACCCAGGAGGACCAGAAAGAAGAAGATTCGGAACCTCCCCTTTATCTAGGAAGTCAAGGAAAGTCTTCTTAATATTTGTTGGTAAAATACATTCATCAATTGTACGGGGTCGATACTTCTCAACCCATACAAATTCATCACGAGACATAATCAAATCCAATCAGGTTTACGTTCAGGAATACGAAGGTAGTTGTCAGATACCCAAGGTTTAGATGCGATGTACATCTTGTACTTGTCAAAGATGGATATCGTAGTATCCAACTTGAACTCATCAGGTCCAGCAAAGACGAAGGGGGTGTGATCTTTGGACCTGCCGGTGGGATCACCTGTAGGCAGTATAACACGGGCTTCTTCCAGTGTCGATAGGCAGGTGTGTTCTTTACCATACCGTAGTCGGTACTCTGAACACAGAGCAAGACCGTGGTGTAGTAACCACTGCCAGTTCATCACAAAGGAGTTTGCCCAGATGGTACAGGGGTGGTTACGAAAGGCACCTTTCTCTGTCCTGTAGGGTTGGCCGTCTTGTCTGTGGAGGGAACCAAACCCATGACCCCACTTGTCTGAGCACACAATAGAGAGCATCTGACAGGTCTCAAGTGGCATCTTGACAATATGTTTGTCAGGAAGAACACGAGCTGACTCTATCGGACACTCCGAAGTTACAAAGATATTCATACTAAAGCAGACACCGAGATGGTGAGAAGGAATGCCATCATAATAACAACATCCCAGGACTTTGTCCGTATAAAGTAAGGAAGTGAAATACTATCACCAACCATATTCATAAGGACACCTAATGACTTATCGATATGAAGGATAACAAAGTAGGCCAGTATCACAAAGACACTGCCTACTATCCTCATCAATACATCAACCGAAAGTGGAATCCGGCTCAAGGGCGATATAATAGGTGACATCAATATTCTGATTCGTGAAACGGGACAGAAGTTTAGAGGACACTACCACATCATAGTTACCAGGGACAATCTTCAGGTTCTCTTCCTTGAAGTTGAATACAAACTCAGACTCAGTTTCACCAACGACGATACTGAAGTCATTGGATGTATCGTTCTTCTTGTCACGAGCCACCAGTTTGATCACACCTGCTTCACCAATGACAGATACATCAGGAAGTTGATAGATGGAAGATGCCTTCTTGAGTTTCTCCAGTTGTTGAGAAGTCAGGACAAACTCTACATCCTCAGAAGGAAGAGTAATCTCTTTCTCAGGAGGAGCAACAATCACAGAGGGATCTGCGAAGAAATACTTGGACCTCATACGACCTTCTTTGATCAAGACATACTCTTGATTATCAAAGTTCAGTTCTGCGTTTGCGTGTAGAGACAAACCATTGAGGAACTGGTTCAGATCGTAGATACCAAAGTCACGAGGGAACTCTTCTGCTACATTGGCCTCAACCAAGATGTTCTTCATCACAGAAATAGTTCTCAGTTTAGTACCCTCTTTGAAGAGGATGGACTGATTGATGGAACTGAAGTTCTTGAGAAGATTAACAGTTGATTCGGAGAGTTTCATTGTCATTGAGGATAAGTTTCTCGTTGTGCGTTTTTGTCGTTGAAGTGAAGAAGAAGAACTGCGTAGTGCAGAATCTTCAGGATATCACGTCGGGCTGTACCCTTCTTATCGTACCGTGATGCGTACTTGAGAATGTTGGATCGACAGAATGCCTCACCGTCACCACAAGCCTCAATCAGATCCAATGTTTGAATCTTATCATCACCAGCAGAATAGTGTTGGTTGTATGTACCAGAAATATAATCGGTCAATTCTTTCAAGATCTTATCTTCCTCGTATTTGAAACGAGGACCCGAAGTGGGGAAGTCAGGAATACTAACTCCAAGATCGATACGATCCTGACCAGCAGATCCTACAGGACCGTCATTTCCCAGATCAAATGAGATGGTATCATCTGAACCCGAAGGATAGACGTACCCACCTGCGTAGATGGGTGTGTTCTCATCCCAAAATGTTGAATTACTCATGTCAAGTTCCTCATAAAGTAGAGACCATGCGTTCATGTTGTTATTATATCAGAGAGTTCCTGTAGTGTCAAAGTTTTTGATTTCTTCTTCGTCAAGTTGAATCTGAAAATCAACATCCACCTTGTCATACAGTTCGATGAAGGCTTGTTTGGTCTCGTCATCGAAACGATTGAGACAGACTTCAATAGCCTTGGTCTTGTCACCAAAGATTGAGTATGCCTTGACGATGTGAACCAGACGACGGGTGGAGATCAACTCTTCAATACCACCCTCATTGAAGGTCTTACGGATGATGTCAGCCCAGTCAGCCAGGTGCTTACAGAACTTGTCATCATCACATTGGAGACTGAGGATCTTAGTCTCAGTGGAAGGAGTGGGATACTCCTGTTCAAAGGTGATCGGGAACCTCTCAAGGAAGGCCTCGTTCAGGACATTGGTGCCAATGAAACGACCATCGTCAGAACCCTTACCCTTGGTGTTTGCCGTAGCGATGACATTGAAACCATCCTTGGGTTGAATGAACTTACCAATCTTCTTGAGGAAGACACCCTTACCTTCCAGGATGGATTGAAGACACAGGATCTTGTTAGATGCCAGGTCAACTTCGTCTAGAAGAAGAATAGCTCCCCGTTCCAGAGCTTCGATGACTGGACCATTGTGCCAAACAGTTTCACCATTAACAAGACGAAAGCCACCAATAAGATCGTCTTCGTCAGTCTCGATAGTAATGTTGACACGGATCAATTCTCTCTTGAGTTGCGCACAAGCTTGTTCGACACCCAACGTCTTACCGTTACCCGACAGTCCCGTAATGAACGTCGGATAGAAGAGACCCGATTTGATAACGGACTTAAGATCTTTAAAATTACCAAACTGGACGAAGGTATCATCTTTCTGAGGGATAAGGTTTTGTTCGATGTGATTTTCTACTGCAGGTGCTTGATATGTTTCTTCGAGTTCTTCCTTGATCTCCTGTACAGACAGGTCCCACTTGCCACGACCAGTCTTGTATTCAGTCAGTCGTTTGGTCACAGTCGGATATCCGACATTGTTCATTGCACACCAGGCTCGGATATCACCAGTGGTAACAGACTCACCATAGAGACTGGTGAGAGAGGAGACGATGTGTTCGGTTGAGATGGTCATAATAATTGGTCCTTCAGTAATGGGGCAGTTTGGGGGTGAGTAACATTAACAGACCAGATCCATGAACTGACTCAAAACCTTCTTATTTAGGGTCTTAGCTTTGAGAGACTTCATGAATGCTGATTTGATCTTTGCTTTGGACTCACCCTCATCAACATCAAAGGATGTGTCAGAGTTCAGAGAGTTCTGTAGAATCACGAACAAGGACTCATAACCAGATTCTTTGATATTGTAACTCTTGTCTTTACGAGCTTTCTTGATGTCTGTGTCACTTTGGAAGGTGTATCGACGACAGATAGAAGAGAAGTCACGGGGAGGAACAATACGGAACCCGATGAAGTTTGTATCGGGGAAGGATTGTTTCAGGTCCTTGAGAAGAACATCAGTGAAATCATAGTAACGATAACCAACTTCATAGGTGTGACCAGTCTTACGGTTACGAAGGAAACCACGACCAGAAACCTGTTGAGGGAACAACTTACGTTCACCATCAAAGTAGTCACTGTAGTAGTTCCATGCGTTCAGTTGATGTGCCTCACCGTCAGTCAGAATCACAACTTGAACTTTCTGAAGTTGATGTTGCTTCTTGAACTCAGGGAGAATCGTGTGAAGTGCCACAAGACTCTCGTTCAGAGGAGTGGAGGAGAGACCCATACCAATCGGTGTTGAGTATGAGATGTAGTGTTTGAACTCCCAGACAATACGGAACAGATTCTTCATCTGAATCTCAAGGTCCTTCTTACTGACTTTACTGGTCAGAAGATTCATCAGACTGAAGTCACTCTCGATGACCAACTTACCACGGTCAGGACCATTGTACCACTTGTTCTCATAGTCACGACGACGATAGGAACAGGTGAAGGCGTAAACATCGAAGGGGATGTTGACCTTAGAACAGAACCAAACCAGGTTGTAGAGTTGTTTGATGGTGTCTTCCATCTGGTCACACATAGAACCAGACCAGTCAAGAATAAAGATCAGACCGTGGTTCTTACCGTCAGGAACAACATTGACCTTCTTGAAGAGATCTTCGTTGAACTTGTAGGTGTGAAGTTTGGAACAATCCAGAACACCAGTACGAGAGGTAGAAGAACGAGCGTATGAGTCTGCTGCTTTCTTACACTCAAACTCTTTGACCAGATAGTTCACCTCACGTTGTGCCACCTTCTTGAAACGGTTGTAAGTAGAATCAGGATCCACAAATTCGTTACCCTGATACTGAGAGAACCATACACGAGTGTTATTGTCAATCTCAGTGTTAGAGATTACATAGTCACTAGTCTTGAGTTTGGGAACCTCATAGTACTCAGGACCACGACTTGGATTGTTAGTCAGAGCTTGTGCTCCATCACTGAATGCCTCATCAGTCGAAACCTCAAAGGGATCAGAAGACTCAGACTGAGACTGAGGTTCTTGATCGAACTCTTCAGGAGACTCTTCTCCCTCACCACTCTGCTCCTTCTCAGATGTAGGTTCTTGATCAGTCTGTTCTGACTCACCCTGTTGAAACTCATTCTGTTCTTGGTCTTCTACTGGTTTCTGATCTGCCAGTGACTCACCGACAAACTTGTACATGACCTCTGCCGCATGTAGTGCGTCATCAAAGGTCTCAGACTTACCAATCAGATCAACAATCTCTTGTTCTTCATCAGTGAAAGGAACGGTGATGAAAGAACCGATCTTGTAGTGGAGATTGACACGGTCAGCCAGAGTCATCTCAGAGATGTCCTCATCCTTGATACCAAAGAAGTCAGTCTGATTCAGTTCAGAATATCCACGATAGAAGGTCTTGGCCAGACCAGGGTACCGACGCTTCATCAGTTTCTCGATACGAGCGTCTTCGGTCACATTGACAAATGCTTTGGGGATCTTACCCAGGAAGTCCCACTTGTCTGGAGTGTAGAGTGCGTGACCCACCTCATGACCAACCAACATGTCATACACAGTGCCGGATGCCAACTCCCACATGGGGAGGGTGAGAACACGGGTCTCCACATCAAAGGAGGCCGTCTCGACATTCCGGTTCTCAACCACCAGGTCTTCGGTGGCCAGTAGTTTAGCTAGTTGTGATTTGATTTCGTAGTTGATCATGGTGTGTTCCTTTCACCTATAGAGCAGTTTACAGGTGAGTAACACAATTATCTAGGATTGTGGACAGTTGGCAAACCAAACCCCCGGATTTCTCCGGGGGTTATTCGGTCGGCTCCTCCGTTGATTTTGTTAGTTAGTCGTTAGAATGTGCCTACAGAAACGTTTAGCGTCATGATCAGGGATGTCACACTCTGAGATACATTGGAAGTATTCGGACACTTGGTCATATTTTTCAGTCTCAGTGTTCTTTTCATCCCACTTCCAAGTTGCTAGCTCGTTGCGTGATATCAAGTTTTTCATTGTAGAAGTTACCTCCTCTCATGATATCTGTATTATATAGGGTACTTATGTTAAATTCATAACATTCCATTAATATTACATCTTTCTTGAGAAACCTTTAACCTTCTCAAACTTAATCACGTCATCAAACTTATCAAAGAGGGATTCTTTGTGAGAGATGACAAAGATGTTGACGTTCTCGATACCCTGGTCATCATATCGAATAATCTTCAGGAACTCATCTGTACCGAATCCATCCAGAGAACTATCAAACACCTCGTCCATAATCAGGAGATTGGTATTGACTGAGTTCTTGTATCGTGCCACTCCTCTCCAGGTAAACAGAAGAGCAAGGTCAATCCTCATCTTCTCTCCTTCAGAGAAAGAAGAATAGGTAAAGTCCTCATGAATCGGGGACTGGACAGTTTCGTTGAACTCTTCATCAAGGGTGAAGTTGATATAGAACTCCATCTTCTGGAGATACTTATTCACCTCTTTGTTGATGAGAGGAAGATACTTCTTGATGATCTTTGTCTTGACTCCACCGTCTTTGAGGAGATCATAGGTAAAGTCATAGTAGGAAATATCTTCTCTTCTTTCCGCTAACTCCTCATAGGTACTTTGTAGGTTCTCTCTGAACTCCTCAAGTTTGGAATGTTCAGTATTTCTGTCTGCAAGTTGTGAGGTAAGTCTTTGAATTTCTGATTCAAGTGTCTTGACCTGTCTTTGACAACTAGCAATCTGAGAATTGTTTGAAGTAATCTCATTAAGTGTTGTACTTAAATACCCGTTGAGTGTTTTGAAATGGGACTCTCGTTCCTCTTCCTTTTTGATTTCGTCGAGAAGTTGTTGATACCCCTCTTGTAAATCCTTCGCCTTATTGTGAGAGTCCTCAATTCTATTTACACGAAACGATTCTTCTATGTCCTGATTACAGGTAGGGCAAACCGTATTATCGTTAAAAAACTTATGTTCTTTAACAAGTGTTGAGATCTTTTGAGAGAGTTTACCTCTGATGTTTCCGAACTCTCTCAGTTTCTTGGATGAGTCAGAGAACTCTTCGATCTCTTGTTGAGTGACTTTCAGTTCATCATTCAGTCTCTCATTCCGATTCATGTAATCATTCTCTTCAGTCAGAAGAGAGTTGATCTTGTGTTCTTTGTAACTAATATCTTCTTGACCCTTATTCTCAATCTGTTCGATAAAGTCCTTCTGCATCGTGACTTTATCAGTCAGAGATTCTTTCTTCAGTTCTAGTGTACGGATCTGCTCTTTCAGACCACGAATCTTATCTTTGATCAACACATTCATCGATGAGAAGATCTTGATATCCAACAGATCTTCAACCACCTCACGACGACTGGTGGCAGGGAGTTGCATGAATGGTACAAACGAACTACTGCCCAGAATCACAATCTGAGTGAATGACTTGTAGTTCATCTTCAGAACATTCTGTTCCAACCACTTCTGTTGATCTACAGCAGAAGACTTCTGGTCGAGTTCTTCTCCATTACGAGTGATCTTGAATGTGTTTGGTTTGATTCCCCTTTCAATCAACCAGTTCACATTGTTGATACTGAACTCAATCTCAACGACAGCACCCTTCTCGTTGGTGGTGTTGATCATCTGTGACTTGTTGATCTTACGGAATGCCTTACCGTAGAGTGAGAAACAAAGAGCATCAAGAATGGTGCTCTTACCAGCACCATTACTACCCACAATCATTGTGGCTCTTTTCTCATTCAGACAGACTTCAGTAAACTGGTTACCAGTCGATAGAAAATTCTTCCATCGGATCTTTTCAAAGATAATCACTTGCGTTATCAGGGGGAATCACAACATCATTAGGGGTAATGATTGAATACCTGTGGTCATGCATCTCACAGGTCTTGATCATTAGACCATCATCAATCTCAAGAACCTTCATGTCTGGATAATCCAGTTCTTCAAGTTGCATGGCGTATCTTATCGCATCATCTTCTTCTACAAAGATGTAAAGAACTTGATCTCCATCTTCATCAATTACTGAATATGCACCTTCTTTCTCTTTACCTTCAACTGTAATAATATACATCAGAACAGTTCACAGGCATCCTGGTAGGTTGATCTCATCATGTTTTGAATACGAACTTTATCGAGACTTGTATCTGCCTCTAGGATATATCTATCAAGGATAGAAAGTGTGTCTTCTGACTCACCTGCCTCAAAGTCGTCACCTTCGATCAACTGGAAGTTCTCCACAATCTTCAGATCATGGACACCTGCAGTATACAACTTATCGATGAACTTTTCAAACTTTGTAATATCTGTCTTCTTCTTGACAATCACCTTGACGATCTTGTCGTGGAAGTATCCTGCGTCAAACAACTGGTGATCAGTGTCCTCATAGTAGATGTTATGAAACAACTGATAAGGATTGTTGACAGGAGTGTGTTCTAGGGTTTCTGTGTCGAAGACGTGGAATCCTCTTGTGTCTCCGACATCGTTCCAGAACATCTCGTAGGGATTTCCCAGATAGAAGATCTGCCCATCGGATGATCGAGTGTGGTAGTGGCCAGAGAAGACCACTTTGTAGTTCTCAAATAGTTTGCTGTCATGACCGTTTTCCATGATGCATCCGCGATGAGCTCTAAATCCCGATAACTCAAGGTGCCCCATCGCGCATGTGCAACTTGAATTTTGAATAAGATTGAAACTACTCTCAGAATTTTCTTCATTGATCCAAGGAATAAACAAAATAGGAAGACCACCTACTTCTACCTCGGTAGCCTTTGAGTATGTAATCACATTATCGTACTCCTCCAGGAGAAGTTCGACTGCATTGATACTGTTGGTGTTCTTGTAGTATGCATCGTGGTTACCAACCATCAGGTGCATTGTGATACCTCGTTGTTTCAGAGGTTCAAACACAACTCGTTTGGCCCAGTCGAGAGCTTTGAAATCAATACCTTTACGACTATCAAATGCATCACCCATGTGGATGACTGTATCAATACCCTGTTCGTCTAGAGCAGGAAAGAAGATGTCCTTGTAGAACCTCTCAAAATATTCATGTAGAACTCTAGAGACCTTACGGGCTCCAAAGTGCGTATCGGTAATGATTGCAACCTTCATCCACCGTTCCTCAATTTGATGTGAACACTGTCTTTGATGGAATTGTAATCCGAATAGTTGTCACTGTCAAGGTCATTGGCATCGAAGACCTCATCGAAGTTAGTCTTCTCCAGAATCTTGTTCTTGATCTCTAGTTGCTTCTTCTCCATGGAGATACGACGGAGGAAAGCAAAGTAGATGATCTGAGTAAAGTATGCAAACGGGTTCTTGGACTTCTCAGGACTGAAGTTGTGAATGTATCGTACACAATTCTCGATACCATCACAGATCATATCATCCTTGAACATGTAGTTCACAAAGTTAGGCTTATATGAGAGATGATTAGCAATCTTCAGAAAACACTCACCAATGTAACGGGGAATCGGTGGCTTTGGCTGATCATTCAGTTTGGCTCTTTCGACTTCTGCAAAGTAGTTCTCTAGTGCATTGAGAAACTCTTTGTTATTGACATAGTGCTCGGGCTTTGCTTTTCTTCGTCTCATTGTTCCATAGGCATGTGCAGATGTCATAATGTTTCTATGTCTCCCTGTATTATACAGGAAAACACTGGGCTTAACAAACCCATGGGTTTTCAATAGAATAGGTTTGTCAAAAACAGATATTCATCTAGCTAGCTTTAAAGAGTTTCTCCAAAGATTTCTTGGTTTCCTCTACAGTTCCTAGATACCCCATCTTACGATTGAGGTCTGAATAGTTAGTTTTATTAATCTTACTTATGTAGTCCTCATAGTAGATGATCATTTCAAGATCACCAGACTCAGTCATAGTCAGTACATCATCAACATTGATGACAAAGTCAGATTGAGTTGTAGTCTTCAACCATGGTTCCATCTTATAACCACCCATTCTACCTCTGACTCTAATCTCTTCTACCACAATGGGATAGTTCAGATGTAGGAGTATCTTATCTCCTTCATCATGAGGTACTACCTTAGAGAAGATCTCTTCTCCAGAGTGTTTGAGTTTAATTGATGCATAGAATTCCTCTTCCATACTTACTCCTTGATATTGATAGTTGATATGTCATAGTTAAACTGTTCTTGATTATAGATCTTCACCCTTTCAATAAAGTGGTTAAGGGTATAGTTTTTACGACTGTTGTAAGTGGTATCGTCAGCGATATCAAATAGTTTGGCTTTCACTTTGTTTTTGCCTTTTCTTAGGACTCTACCAATAGACTGCAGATTACGAATCCGAGACTTTGATGGAGAGGCAAAGATTACATTGTGTAAGTTCTTAATATTGATTCCCGTACTGAAGGTTCCGTAAGAAGCAACAATGATAGCGTTATTCTGTTCCTCAGTGATACGCCTGACTTCTTCTCTGTCTTCAGCATCCACACCACCGTGAATAAAGAAAACTTTTCTATCTTCTTCGGCCCTGTTATTTAGGTCATCGTAAAGTACGGCTCCATGAGCTTCCACTCTTGCATAGAGTATGAGAGTGTTACCCTTGAGGTCAAGTGCTAGATTACTAATGAACTTGTTTCTTGTAGGATGACCAATCAAGAACTGAATCTCATCCTCAAAGACATCAAACTTCTGTGGTTTGTGTTTGAGTACAATACACTGAATATCCAACTTAGCAAGATGGCCTTCATCTTGTAGTTTCTTTGTTTGTGTCACCTTGTATGATGGGCCAAACAGTCCCTCTAACACCCACTTATGGGTCTGTGTGCCGTCTAAGGTACCAGTAAAGCCATATCTATACTTTGCATGATGTAACTTGTCCATGATACCAATCAGAGACTTACTCTTAAACAAGTGAGCCTCATCACCAATCACTACATCGTACTCTTCAAAAAACGAGCGGTCGAGTTGATAGACAGATTGCCATGTGGTGATGGTGACTTCATTCGTATTGACTCTCTCACGTCCTGCATAGATTCTATGACAGTGGTTCTCTGCATCCCATCCATAGTCTTGGAAGTCTTTGAACATCTGTTCCACAAGTGATGTGGTGGGAACCACAAGTAGAACCTTTCTCTTCATACCTACATGGAATCTCACAACAGAGTAAATCATGAATGACTTACCTGATGCCGTGGGTGAGATGAGAAGTTTTCTGTTGTATCTCAGAGCATCATGTACAGCTTCTACCTGATAGTCTCTGGGACGGAATGCAGTGATGGATGCCATGTAATCTTTGACACCCTCCATCGAGATCATCTCATTGACCTCAAATGGAAGACCATAGAACTTATTATCTACGAACTCATATGTATATCCAAGTTGTTCACAGAAGGCAACAATCTTATCGAGCAGACCAACATAGATCCTCTTGTTCCTCATGTCGAACAAGTGAATCTCACCATTCCAATGTCTCTTACGATACTGCGGCATAAACTTTGCCGACTCTACCTCAAAGGTAAAACGATCTCTCAGTTCGTATTCAACATGTGGTTCGGTTTCAATCTTTAGATAAACTTCGTTTATCTTTTGAATCCTCAAGTGACTCATACATATAGGTTTCACCTACTGTATTTATCACATGTTTTCAAACTGGTGTTCTAAAATAATTCTATAAAAGTTCTCTCTCATCATGTGCAGGTCCTCCTGTTCCTGAGGGTGACCACCTGCCCACTTCTTGTAATGAAAGTCGAGTGACTTGTGAATGAGTCTCACGGCTTCAATTGGTAATTCTATCTGATAGTAATCATCATTCATTTCTTCTGAGCCCTAGAAACTGCACCAACGGTTACACCAAAGTGTTTTGCTGCTCGTGTCATAGAAGTAAAATGCATACCCCTATAGTAACACTCTTTGGTTCCACTGTCAAGTTGTACTCCTTTCTTACCTTTGTTCCAGGGAGTGCAACCCTTCATAAACTCAGAGTGTTGTCTATTCTGTTCTAGGGAATGAACCTTGCCTCTGTTACCATCACCAATGGCTTTCTTATATTCTTCAGGCAATGTGTATCCACCACTGATATACTCAATGGTGTCTGGATCTTCGTAGTAGTCAAACTCTTGTAGTGACTTAATAAGATCGTCCATTACCCCATCCCAGAACTAAAGCGCATATATTCTATGGCATTTTTTATTTGGTAAGTTCTATTAGTTATCTGTTTCAAGATCTCTTCGATGTACTTCAACATTACGTCGTAGTACTCAATCTTCAACGAAACTCCTGAGAGTTT